TCCAACACCCCTCTTTGTATGGTGACTCAACATCCAACCGATAATAACTAGCAATATCCCCCATCATCTTCTCTAAGACACCATACATCTGCCCTTTCTCTAAGTAATTCTCATACCCTGTGTTATCAACAATACGGATGTATTTGATGTAATGTTTTGATGTTGTAGTGGTCTTGTTGCTGTTCATAGCTACTCCCCTAAAATACGTTTACTTGCAATCTCAAAATACCCTGCATCTTTTTCAATGCCGATAAATTTACGGCCTGTGTTTTTACAAGCAATGCCAGTCGTTCCGCTACCCATTGTAAAATCTAAAACTGTTTCTCCCTCATGTGTATAGGTGCGAATTAGGTATTCCATCAGAGCTACTGGTTTTTGAGTTGGGTGAACTTTCCCTTTTTGACTGGCGTTGCTCACCTCAATGACGTTCGTCTGGTACTTGTGGGTGTACTCGCGCTCCAAACCATCGTTGTAAGCCAACGGACTGCTGTCGCTACTCGAATGGCACTTCGACTTTTTGATCTTGTCCCGCTCGACCATCTGCGGGTTGTAGGTTGCAAGCGCACCATTTCCATTGCCGAAAACGACAACATCTTCGGTGCGCATCATTGGTCGGAACTTCGCAATCTGAAAGCCGACACCGCGAACCTTGTCCCATATCCAGCAATACTTAAACTCCCTCATGTTGCTGGCAATCAGCGCCGTGGTGAACGGCTGGCTCGCCGTCAGAACAATGGCCGCATTGCGCCTCGCTACCCTGCGGTACTGCTTCCATAGTTGCTCAAACGGGATTACCGTATCCCACTTACAGGCTGTGGTGCCATAGGGTAGATCACACAGAATCATATCTACCGACTCATCTGGAATGCTATTCATAAGCTCAAGACAGTCGCCGTGCATTAGCTGAAAAGCACCTTGAGTCTGGCTCATAATATCGGCACAGCCTTCCACAAAATTTATGTGGTCGCCTATATGCTCAAAATCGGATACAGGCGCATCTTTTTCTTGTAAAGGAAGAATTTTGAACGCCACTAACTTATCTCCAAAAGAGTGCTGAATGCGACCCCGGATTCTATCTCGCTTACTCTCCACATGGCCCATGCAAGCCTGCGGAACATCGTCAATCGAGCCATGTCATCTTTGACCGGGCCTGCCTGCAAATGCTTAACGTGCCGCGCTGCGGAAGCACCAATCCATTTGTCGAACGAGTGAAAGACGGGCACCCCGATTGACAGCGCCTTGATTGCCGCTCCACTGCCCCACGTCACGCAATACTGCGCTGAGCCAATGTCATCCGCCAGCGGCCTGCACACCGTCTGGATGCCTGGGTGAGCCCTGACTCGGCACTTGATGCCAAGGCTACGCATGACCGACAGCATCGACGGCGCCCACGACAGCGGCATCGCCACGCTGGCCGGGCCGATGCCTCGCTGCGGCAGAAGAACAGGCTCACCCGTTCCGTTACGCCAAGGCTCAAGTTCGACGCCAAGAGAATCCCATCGCTCATTCCCGTGGTGCGGCCATTTCCCCGCGCCGTTGTGCTGGCTCAGTGCTGCCGCATACCACCGATCTCCAGCGAAGTCGTTTCCGAGATAGCCGTTCTCCATCACGATCACTGTTCCGCCGCGCGCCTCGACTTCAGACGCGGCCTGATCGCGCCATCCGTAGCGGTTCCAGATCACGATCAGATCGGTCTGCGTCGTGTGATCGACGAGCGTATAGCCAAGACGACGAAGCCCAGCACGTATCGCATCAGCGCGATAGTGCGGGGTGTCCTTGACCATGGAGCACGCCAACTTCAATCTTTCTCAGCCTTGATGAGATCCAAAGCCTCGGCGCGGGTGAACCCGTTGGCAACCAGTTGCTTGAACTTCTCGCCGACTTTCTTGGCGAGCAAGGCTTCCAGTTCCAGCATGGATGCCATGTTCTTCTTGAAGTCCGCAAGGGCTTCATCGACGGCATTTCCCTTGGGCACGAGTGCCACAACAGACGACGGGCGCTTGTCCTCGCTCATCGAAGCAACCCAAGGCCCAGCAGGATCGACTGCTCGACGGCACGCCACTCGGCGCCATTCTTCGGGTACGTTCCGTCACTCACCGTCAGCGGATGCGGCATCCTGACTGTGCGGCACGGGCGCTGCTCAAGCCGGCTGATCGCCAGTTCGCGCCCGGTGCGGCGGCAGAACTGATCCTGCGGAGAACAGTAGGCGATGCCGACGAACGCCAGTTTGCCGTTCGCGCTGATCCGGTAGGCGATGGTGAAGCGACGCTCAAGGTCGTGGTGGATCGAGACGCCTTCGGGCACCGGGGCCTTGACGGTGCGACCGTAGATAGATGCGTCCATCTGCTCATCAACGACGACATCGTTGCGGCGCTCTTGGAACACGGCGCCATGCTTGGCTTGCCCTCCACTCAGCGCGCCAAGGATCTCCTGTTCGCGTGGCGTGAAGCCAGACGGCGTGGCGGGCGCAGAATCGAGAACGCCAAGCACTTGCATGTGGACCGTTGGCGTGCGAAGGAACTCGCTTCTGTACTCAACCTGCTGAACGAAGAACTTGAAGCCATCCAGCGCGCCGCCGAACGCACTCACATCAACCGTTATTTCTTTCTTCTCACTCATCACATTTCCCCTAATGAAAGACTACGAAAGCGCTTCTTCTATTGGCACTTTCGGGAAGCATTCTAGCATCGAATCAGGACTACAATTCAATACCTCGATGCCAAGTTCTTTCATCGGCTTTACAATGGTCGCGAAACGACGCCCCATTGCAATGAGTTCGTCGTCGCCGGGATTGCGTAGCGGGGATGGGTGATGCCCGTGATGATGACGGCCATTCTTGTTCGTCAGATCGACGCCGCATAGCAGGATGCGCGAGGCGCCGGCCTGCGCCGCGATGTGCAGCGCTTGGTACGCAGAGTTGCCGCCAGTGCGGATCTTTCCGGGGCTTGGATCGTAGCCTTCCGGCCCGGTGGGGTGCAGGTAGTGGACGGCTGGAAAGCAGTTCTCGCTCGCCGTCACCTTGATGCCGGTGTGCGACAGGGCTTCCTGCTGGTAGGTGCTCCACCAACCCCAATCCGCCGCATAGAGCATGTCTGCCCACGGCGCTGCGGCAGGGAGAACCCTGCCGTAGTCATCTTTCGTCGGGATGCCGGTGCTATTGACTGCGACTGTTGCGACGAGTGGATCGTCGAGCCGGAGCCGGATCGTCGGAAGGCACGATGTCAAGGATGGGCCGCTCGCCAGGACTATCACCGTCCTGCCCGCCCACATCGTCTTCGGGACTTTCCACGGTGTCGCCATCTTCGTCTTCCTCTGCCGGAGGATCGAGTTGAGGCGCAACGATAGCATCGGCCTCGGGCTGAGTCACGGCATCACCGCAGAACTCAGCGAAGCCGCGCTTGACATGATGCCAAGCGCTCGCGTCGTTGAGCAAATGGACGGAATCCTTCAGGAAAATCCGCCCATCTGCCAACTCGCGCGTTTCGGAGAACCGAATCGCGCGCATCTTACACGCTCACGATCTCATCGACCGTGGAGGCGTCGATGTCGCTTGCCGGGGCATAGCGCGGATCGTAGCCTTCCAGAACGGCGCCGGCATCGGAAGTCGCGGTGCCGACAGTCATCACGATGGCGACGTACTCGTGGCCTTCGGTCAACTTGTCAACCTCGACGTTGATGACGGCTTGCTTGTTGCTGTCGGTGCCGGCCTGGGTCAACTGCGTGATCGAGCCGACCACAGTGGGGCTGGCGCCGTTGCTCGAAGCGCTGGAGTGGACAGCGAAGTCGAGCGTGGCACTGGAACCGAGATCGCCAGCGAAGACGGTGGCCTTCAGGCGACCGAAGTAACGGGCGCGGACCCATGCGGACGTGTAGGCGGCTGCCGTGTAGGCATCGGGATCAATGACGGCGATGATGCCGACTCGATCAGTGGGAAGCGTGGTGTTCTGCATTTCGATCTCCTGAATCGGTGGGCTTGCCCGGCTCAGTTAAGAGCCGGGCATGACGGGTTACGCGCGGGCAGCGACGGTGCCGAACAGGCCGCGTGCGTTGCTTCCGGCGCGGAATCCAGCGACGGTCGTGTTGCGCCAGGGCTGACCACCCACTCGCAGGATGAAGCGGAAAGCCGTCACATCCTGATCGAAGTAGATGTGGATGCTGGTGTCGGCGCGGATGCCACCGATCTTCGTGGCGCTCAGGTACATCTTGAGATCGCCGAAGATCACGTCGCCAGCATCGCCGAGCACCTTGCAAGCCTCGGTCGGGATGATCGGGCGACCGAACAGCGTACCGAACGGGGCCTGCGAGGCGCCGCTGGCCGGCAGGTACACCGGAGTCGCGACCGTTCCGCCGCTCGTCGGGAAGGACATGAACGGAAGCTGTTCCTCAACGTCCGGGTGCATCAGCCACACGCCGCCGCGCCGGCTCTCGGAGCGAACACGGTAGTAGAGCTTCTGCAAGTTCTGGAAGTTGATCGTGTCCGCAGCCTGACCGGACTCGGCGGCGACAGACACCAGTCCACCGGAGTTCAGGATGCCCAGCGGCTGACCGACACCAGTTCCGGTGAGGATGGCGTCGCTCAGGCGGAAAGCCATAATTTCAGGGGCCTTGCTCTGCACGTAGCTCGCCATCGACGAGGCATCGGCCATAAGTTCCTCGGTCAGCGGCACGAGACAGGTGAGCTTGTGCAGGCGCACGGTGAGAGCGGTCAGGTTTGGCTTGCTCTGCGTCGCTGCCTGCGCCTCACCGTCCCAATACGCTCGGATGCCGCCAGTGGACCATGAGGTCGTCTCGTCGAGCGGGATGGTGATGGCGTTGCTGGCCGTCTGCATCGTGTCGGTGCGGGACAGCAGCGAGTCCTCACCCATGATCTTGTTGATGATCGCGGCGCGGAAGTCGGGCGGCACTGCGAAACCACCATCGGCGCCGGAACCTTCGTTGCCGTAGGTCGTGGCAGCATTGCTCACGAGGCGCGGGTCGGTCACGGCGTTTCGCTGGCCGGCGCGGACGACGGAAGCCAGGAAGTCGCTGTAGCGATTGAAGCCGTGGTTGCCGACAGTGCGATCCACGATGCTGATGCGGCCATCGCCAGTGCCGGGGCTCGCCGGGGCGCTGCGATTCGACGGAGCATCGGGGGGAACCGGAAGGGCCGGGGGCTGAGCCTGACGATTCACCGGAAGCGCAACCGCCTTCTGCATGGCCTCAACCCGCTCGCGCTGGGCGATTTCGGCAGTGATCGAGTCGAACTCGGAATTGGTCTGCTCGATCAGATCCAGTTCTTCCTTCGTCATCGGGCGCCCTTCAGCGTCCGCCTTGTTCATCACGTTCGTCGAGCGGTCAGCCAGATCGCCCAGCTTCTGGCGAAGCTGATCGAGCGTGCCGCCGTCATTGCGCATGTTCAGGAAGCCGTTCACCTGGGCTCGATCCGCGAACGGAGCGAAGACGAAGGCCAGCAGTGCCACAAACCACAGTTTCATCGCGTTCATTTCGATCCTCATCACTTGCTGCTGTTGGCGGACTGCCCACCGGATTTGATTTTGTCGTTCAGAACTCTCATTCGAGCACTGGCGACCATCGCACGAACAACTGATTCTCGGGACTGCACAACATCCTTCGGTGCATGCTTGAACCTGGCGAGAATGACCTTGGATCGGTCATCCATTTCCACGTTCTCATTGCCACTCACCTTGCGGTCGCAGAAACCATGCTTCATGCAGGCATCCGCGCTCATCCAAGTTTCAGCGCTCATCCACGCAGAAATGGTAGCGCGGGGTAGCTTCGTCCGCGCAACATATGTGTCCACCAAAGTTTCTTTCGTGCCCTTCAGGATGTCGGCATAAGCGCGCAAGTCAGCCTCGCGCCCCCACGCCATTCCCTCGGGATCGTGGATCATCATCTGCGCGTTGTAGCCCATGCAGATTTCGTCGCCGGCCATCGCAATGATGGAGGCAATCGACGCAGCAATGGCGTCGATGTGAATTATTTTCTTGCCCTTGAAGCGGCGCAGTTCCTGATAAATAGCCACGCCTTCAAAGACGCTCCCGCCAACCGAATTGACGTAGATGTTGAGCGTCTTGGCGCTATTGACTTCGCTGACCGCCTTCACAACCGACTTGGCAGAAACCTCGTCGTAATCATCATACGGACCAATTGGCCCGTAGATGTAGAGAGACGCCTCAGCCGGCTGGCTTACCCGATTTGTCGGTGGCACGAGTAGGTTTTTCACGCACCGCTCCGAAGATGGCCTGCATCGCTTCTGGAATCGGATGCCCTGACAAAACTTCCTTGCCCATGCGGAATGCGTCATCAGCGATGCCGCGCGCTACGAGGAAGGGCCAGACATCAACCAGTTGCTTCTGGAGATATTCTGTCCCATGCGCCAGTGCAAGTGCTTTCGCCGAGTCGTGATTGTGCCCATTGCGCCGGTTGTCGGCATGCCTGGATTCGACGCACCGGACTGAGCGCACCAATGCGTTCCTCAGCCACGCCTTGACAACATCTTCCTGATCGTCTTCTTCCGCGTCGTCTTCGTCCGGCTCAACAGGCTCCGCTGCGCCGGTCTTCTTGGCGCCAGCAGCAGCCTTTTGCTTGTACGGCAAGCCAACGTCGCGCAGGTCAATCATCGCGCCCTGAACGATGTAGCGGTCGCCATCCGGCCCCATATCGTCATAGCCGATGTCTTCGCGAATCTCGTTCGCCGACAGCACGCCGGTATTGCGAGCCTCACGGAAGCCTTCCATGCGCTCTTTGAATGTTCCTTCCTGCACCCAATCCAAGTCGATCTTGGAATAAAATAATCCAGACCGCTTACTCAGGCACTTCTCATCGAACTCCTGCTGGAATTCACGCGCAGTGGGGCGAAGGCAGTCATTAACGAATGCCTTGCCCTGATCTTCGATTGAATTCTCGGATGCGTTGTTCAGGTGCCCGATTTTGTGTGGAGGAATGCCCCAATAGCGGCAAATTTCCTCGATCTGGAATTGGCGCGATTCAATCGTCTGCCCTTTCTGCGCATCATTGGGGATTGACGTGTACTTCAATCCGCCGTCGAGAATGGCGGTCTTGAATGCCTTTTCCGGCCCTTCATGCCGATTCGCCCAGCGCTTGCGCAATTCCTCGAAGTGCTCGTCATCCAGTCGATTCGGGTACTCAAGCACGCCACCAGGGCGACCGCCGTTGGTGAAGTAGCTTGAGGCGAACTCGTTGGTAGCGATGGTGAGCGCAATCGTGCCGGCAGCAAGGCCGATCTTGTTGGCGCCCATCAAGCCCACGATGGATGGACCCTTGACGTGGATCATGTCGCCGGCTTTGATGAAGCCTGCGGCGGCGGCTTGGTTGTCGATCCGGTACGTCAGTTCAGCCTCGCCCGGCTCGCGGAATGGCGTGACGCGGCCAGGGTGAATCGGGTACAGCCCGGTGACACGGTTGCTACCATCGCGCAGGATTTCCGCGTAGCCGTTGCCCCACGACAGCATGCCGATAGCCAAGGCGCGACGGAACGACACTGCCGACATATCAATGTTGGGGCGACGGTTCAAGAGCTTGGTGAGCGGATCGTCCCAAAGCTCTTGGGATCGCTTGCGCCCGGTGCGCTGCATGATGTACCAGTCGGACGCGGCAATCGTGCGCGCCTGAATGTCGATGCACGCCCACACGACGCCAACCTGAAATGCAGTCGTCTCGTCAATGATGCGCCCACCACGGATGAAGGCGCCCTCACCGGGGATCTCGCCGTCAACCCATTGCTGCTCGGTGCCAACCCAAATGGATGGCCCTCCGACATAGAGAGGATCGAGTTGGCGAGGATCTGGCGGCTTCGCGCCCACTGCTACCGGGAAGAATCGGCGTGCTGCGGCCTTGAGTTTGTGCCAGCTTCCTTCGCTGCTCATCGGTTACATCCATCGAATGCTGGGGAGCGATTGCTCAGGCAAGAGCGATGTCGCGTGGTGCGACATAATCCCCGCTATGATGCCATCAATTCGCTTGCGCTGATTGGAGCCTTTGTCCA